CGGAGCAGCACTCGGAGGTCTCGTCGGTGGCCCAGTCGGGGACATCCTCGGCAGGGGCCTCGGCGACGTCGGCTCGCTCGTCTGGAACAGCATTACCGGCAGCGGCGAATATGAACTGGGGCACCAGGGAATTGAAGCCGTCCTCAGCGCCCACAAAGGCAAGCCCGCCCATGAGGTGCTCAAGCAAATGCTGCCAGCCCCCTATGCCAAGGGGGACAAGTACTACTACCCTGGAGTGGAATCTCTGGGGTCGGTCAAGTCCTCCACGGGATTCTTCACAACGCCCTACCGCCTCAACGCCGGCAGCGCGACCACCTTCCCCATGCTGTCCGTCGAGGCCAGCACCTGGGTCAAATACGGATTCCGCAAGATGTTCTTCATCGTCGTTCCCCTCGACACCTCCAGCGTCAGCTCCTTTGCCACTCTCGGATGGCATGGTGGCGCCGGCTCGCTCGATCCTGAGCAGCTCACCTTGGGCACCCTTGTTGCCCCTGGGCCATTCTCCTCCAAACAGGCCATCGAGAACTATGGCATGTCGGCAACCAAGCGAGGAGACCAGCTGCTCGTCGTCCCCATCGAGTGCAGCTCGGACATTGGTGGCACCACTTCCCGCTTTGTACAGGCAGATGGAGCTGTTACTGCCTACACCGGCCCTGACGCCCGGCTCAACGACATGGGTGACTTTTACTACGCTACCTCCGATTTCCAAACTGGAGGAGTCACTATCGGTGAGCTCTTCGTCGTCTACGACGCCGTGCTCGAGGTGCGGCAGCAGCCTCCCTTCAAGCCAGGAATGGACATCCTCGTGATGAACACGTCTCCCGCCACCTCGCCCCCGATGACCGCTTGCGGTCTCGGAGCTGGCAGCGCGGGTAACGTGTCCGAGGTCACCCTCATCGGAGGCCTCTCTCCTGCCGGCGGCGGCTGCACCATGCCGCCCGGCTTCTGGCTTGTTGGAGTGTACGGGAGCACGTCCTCCGGCACCATGTCCATTGGACCCACGCTCAACTTCGCCCCCCTGTCGCCAGCAGTTACTGTGACGTACCAAACCGCCTTCCCAACAGCAGTCGGCCCCGACGTATCCAGTACTGCCAGCTACCTCTCCGGGGCGAACGCCGGGCTCTTCCGCATGGTGTGGATCTCCGGTGGCGACGCCTACCTCCAGCTCAAGGCTGGCACGGGCTCAGTCGCCGCAATTCAGTACTGGGAGGTACACTTGTGCCGCTTCCCTGGCCCCACCTACAACATCCGCTCGCTCGTGAACCAGTTCCAGCTCTCGAAAGAAGTCGCTGACAACGTTGTGTTCATGCAGCGGGCCCGGAAGGTGGGCCTCCTTCCGAAGGAGGAGAACAAACGTGATGACGTCCTCATCTCCTCCAACGTCCTTGCCGTCTACCAGCGGCCCGACGGTACCACGTACCAGAGGCAGTGGCCATACTCAGGCCCCATCCCGCCCGAAGGCCCCACCGCTGCCGCCTGCAGCCCCGAGCCTTCTCTGGGTACTGCCACTGTGTCCTGCACCGTGGAAACCGTCGACGACGACACCCCGACCACTTCTGGTGAGAACACTCCCGATGTGGTCGACCTCACAGCCATCCGCCCCCATGAGCTACCAAGCAGTACAAGCACAGCCACTCCCGCGCCCCCCAAGGTCCTAGAAACCGGCGCCGCCGTGGTCCCAGCCGCATTGTACGCCCGCTTCCAGGAGTTCATGAGCGGTGGCCGCAGCGCTTAGACAGTTCCTGTCTTGGATCGAGCCCAGCTCTCCC